TGAGGCCTCGTTTGTACTGGTCCAAGGTGAGCGTACCCGCACAGCCCTCATTGGTTTCTGCTTTGCCACCAAGATGCACGCCAAGTATAATTGGCTTGTGTTCAGCAATTGCTGTTGCCCCACACATACCGGCAAACGTTGTCCCAGTATACTTGTGATACTCAAAGCCATAAAAACGAGCTTTACTATGACCTGTCTCTCCAAACTTGGCCAAGCCATTTGAAAAGGAAACACTTCCCATCTTGTCTCTGTGAATCATAATAAATTCACATTTGGACAACAAACCATCTGGTAAATATCCTGTCAAATCTCGAAACGATCCACCATTGGGCACATAACACATCGCAATATCAGTGCCAGGCACAAAATATGCTGTACTTTTGCTCAAAATTGCAGAAAATTTACCACCATTAGCATCAGGATCTGTATATATGAAATCAACATCTAATTCATCGTCAATAAAATAATGCTGAGGCAATAACAATAAATTCGATCTCAAAAACAAACAATTTGCAGCCATTCGTCCTTCAGAAGTCTTAATGGATGCATATCTCAAATTCGTCAGTAACATATCCTTCAACTGTGTCGATGTGGTATTCCTTGCGACGCTCTGCACAGGCAATGGACGCTCAACGATTGGCGTCCAAGGACTAACCTCCGCATCTCGTTTTTCCACTTCTTCTCGCGTCATAGGATGCAATGAACCATGCGCTTCGAGGGTATTTCGCTTCTTACGCCAAGCTTTATACACTCGTGAAATTCCGTAAAGGACAGCAATAATGCCTCCAGCTTTACACAAATTGCCAATATGCCGATTGCGCAAATCTTCAAACATTGGCGCAATTGTATTGCGCCTACGCAACTCTTTGCGAAACTGGTGTTCGACAATGCGAACCATTGTTCGCTGCACACAACATCCACCAAACAGGGATATTGGCAAAAGTGGTTTGAACATGATTGGATCCCTATTACGAACCATATAGCATGTAGCCCCAATTGATGTCCACAATGCAACTGTCAATCGCACATACCGGAACTTCAATCTACTCTGTGATCCAAGCATACAAAATTGGAAAAATCTGTCATTGTTTAACCATGGTGTAGGAACCAGAGACATCCAATCCCAATGGCGAGAGAACTTCCTTCCAGCACGCAATATCATATAAGCAGTGAGACTCTCAGTTGCAGTACTCAGGCCAAACAAATCGTTGGATATACGATTATAAATAGTCTGGCCTGACTTCTCAATGCTACTAACAATCTCTTCCCCCCAATGGGGATCGTAGTCCTCCAAAGGATCATCATCATCATCATGAAATCGACTCAAATCCCCAAAAACGCTAAAACCAGCAAGAGGATCACCATCAGCGATTTCCCTTTCCTGGACCATGGCGAGACAGGCCTCAATTTCGTCATTTGAAATCTCTCTGTGAACAACGCTGCACATTTCGGAATTAACAGTGTCGCCATCGGAATTTTCATCCTGCGAACTATCATAAGGTTCTTCCACACTATCAACATCGGTAAAATTGTGCTGTTCAAGATCGCGCAAACAAATTACTGAATCACAGCAATCCTTGTGTTTCTTGCAATAATCTTTTATCTGTCTACATCCATCAATACCACACAATTCGAGCTTTCGTTGACGCAATTTCATACGTTCAATAATGCCTTCCTGTGTCTGTTTGTGTCTATGAAACTTATCAATCATGAAATTTAAAACAGTTTCAAAGTCAACATCCTTCAATTCAACGCCGTTGTATTTCATAGGTTCATAGGGTGCTCGACTCGTCAATTTTTCGGGCATAACAGCCCTTTCAACGGTCAGTGTCCAAATGTCGTCAAACAAAGGCGGTTCACTCATGCCTTCATACGCAGCATCTACCAATTCACTGTTAACTCCTATGGGTCTTCCCTCAGAATCCAAATATTGGAATTCTCGCTTGGCATTGACAGTAATGACAACATGCATGCGTCTCTGCACAGAATAAGGACAATTGGAATACGCACGCGCATCCAAATCTTTGATGTTTGTTGTAACCATCATAATTTCAGGCTCAACAAAAACCTTCCCTTTGCTGGACAAATCGGCCATGTTAGCATAAAAAGCCTGGTTGTTGCAGATGTCAATAATGGCACGCGTAGGTGGCCTTTCGACAAAATCTGATTTCTCATTCGCCAGATCATCAACTGTCATCACCACCTTATCGGTGGTCCAAGTCGACATATATCTGTCAGCCGCATTTAAACTAGCTTGATATTCCTTGCCAGTTGGTAGTCCAGCGCTAGTCAATAATGCAGAAAGGATCTGCTCAGATATAATTGTCTTACCCTGGCTACTAGGTCCAAAAAGCTCTATTGTAAAAGGAGACTTTCTCACTCCACTGCTTATCTTCATTGTAACGTAATCGTTCTTCATATTCAAAAGACGCATGAATTTGTCCTGAACCACCTTTTTATCAAATCCCTTTAAATTAGGTAATAAAGAACGTATTTGGGTAGTCAACTTCTCCAAACGCCTATCAAATTCATTCTCTGACACACCACGAACTTTCATGAGATTCCCATTTTGCACGAGATCCCAATAAGAGCAAATCAATGCATACTCTTCATCAAGTTCAAGTGCAGCAGTGTCATTCACAATCAATGGCTTAAGAGATTTCTTCTCATGACACATAGAAAATACTTCAACAAAGAAAGCCACAGAACTCAAAGCTGCATCTACCACATCAATAGCATTTCCGTGAATAACCTTAAAATCAGGCTCGAAAATTTTCATCTCTTTGATAGAAAATGTGACATCAGATGCCTTGCACATTTCCATGGTGACAACAACTCCTAGAAGCTTTGACAAATGGGAAAACAACTTGTTATCTCTCACTAAAGCCCAATTGGAGTGCAAATTCCTCATCATATCAATCCAATACGCAGAATCGTTAGTTCCACCAGATTCAAAACCACTTTGAGGTGAAAAGAACTCATTCAAATACTCCAGAACCTGACCGGTCAAAGACCTGTCAGAAAATTTTCTGAAGTACAACAACAAAACAGCACCAGCCGACATAAAGTCGGTTGTGCCCTGCAATGCAACAAGCAAAGCAACCAAGCCTTCCACATGCGAGATGACTTCATCAGTCATTTTCTCTCCAGCATAGGAAGACAAGCTGGTAAGAATGGAATCAATGCTGGATACCCACTCTTGACCAAAATGAGGTGCAAAATCATCACGATTGGGAAAATCCATAATGTCATATACCTCCTGAAGAATCTTATCGCGAGCACTAAATCGCTCAATCGAATAGGTTCTAACTCGTTTCTTACCTACAAGCCAAGGATTTACACAGGACTTGTGGTACTTCATTGCCTTCTTTTCCGCACATTTCATACGAACACGTGCGACATTGTTCTCCAAAAGAACTTGATCCTTGATGCAGCGTTCAACATATGTATCCTCAAAGACTTTGCTCGAAAACAAAATATCCTCGAGATATACATAGCTCGCATCCACAACCTTAACTTTCGGGGACGTCGATAAGTCCCAAGTGGGACAACACAACATATTTGTCCCATTCCATCCTTGTCCAACCCTTTGTCTACGGGCAAAGATACTAACAATCCTACGCTTATTTTTATTTTTGTTTTTATTTTTATTTACAATAGAATCCACTTTAATTTTCTTGTCTTTACTAACTTCTTTGCTGTATTGATGCTAGGCGGGCTATTAACCCTTTGTACAAACCCAGCGCCAGGTCGGAAATTTAACTTCGTGGAGAATCTTCCTCAAGCCTTCGGAATTGACTCCCCACCCGAAATGAGCCGCACCCAAGATTTTTCCTAATTACTTGGATGTTCGTCACTCATCTGTCTCAAAATACTCAATTAAAAACACATACGATGTAAATTTACCACTGCTCCATATCGTGCACATACTCTCTTGGCCAAGTTTCCAATTCCAAGAGACGTCCCAACCTTAAAAGGCGACAAAGGGACGAAGTTATCGTACGCTCTATTCCAATTGAATATAATGAGCTCCGGGTGTCCATCTGAATGGACGCGGATCTGCTACGTATAGCTGATCAGTAAACGTTAGCCATGCTTAGCATTTGGGGTCTTTCGTTCCCCCCAGGTAACGGATTTTCTCACAAATTGTGGGGTAAATTCTAACCCGGTTGCAAATACTACTTCAATATGTCTTCATTGAAGCGATTGTTAATTACAATTTTAAATCTTACTACGTTCGTATGATTAGTATGCTCCCTCGTTAAGGAACAGTACAATTTAAACATATAAAATTGGCAACAAACCAATAACAATAAACTAATGTACAGGGTATAATTTATTTTTGTAATCTTATTTTATACCTCGATCTAAATTGAACAATAACAATAAAAGCACTCGTTGACAGGACGAGTGCCCTCAGACAGCAATATAAGAAAAATTCACATATTTCAATGCTATCTAAAACACAATACACCATAAGGTGACCTAGTGTGAATTAAAAACAACTAGGACAGAATCTAAAATATAATCAAAATTGACAAATTGAAATTTAGACTCTTTTCAACAATCATCTTAAGATGGTCTGTCGGTCAATTAAAAATACTACAGACGGTGTCACTGGCATGTGACACTATTGAATACACTGTTAAGCCCTCATATAGGGCGGCCACAGTAAGGCCGGATAAAAGTATCATTTCAAGTAATATAGGTTGGTCTCTTTGCGAGACATACCCAGCTTGACAATGGGCAATTGAATGCCAACTACACTAAGACTCCGTACACGCGAAAAACGCG